GTATTAATACGGTCTTGTAAACCTTCGATATCTCTTATCTTTATCTCAGTCATCCTATATTTAGGATATATAAATAATTAATTTAAACCGTTACAGACTATATACGTTAAATGTCGGATCAACCCGATCCTATACTCGAAAGAAATAACCAATTTAATCCTCTGAACGCAGAAATTACGGAAGGTGAATTAAATATGTTGTTGAGTCAATATAATATTTTTTATAAAGTAAAGAACTTGGATCTCATGAAAAGATCGTTTGTTCATCGTTCCTATATTATACAACCACACCCTGAAAGACCATCTTGTCCTTCCGATTGTGTTGAATTAAAACATACCTCTAACGAAAGACTTGAGTTCTTAGGAGATGGTATCTTGGAGTGTATTACAAAATATTATTTATACAAACGATTCCCTGATGCGGATGAAGGCTTTATGACAGAAAAGAAAATATGTCTTGTAAAAAATGAACACATTGGTAAATTAGCTTATAAAATGGGTTTACAGAAATGGTTTATCATATCCAAAAACGCAGAAGAAAAAAAAATACGCATCAATTATAAAAAATTAGGTTGTCTTTTCGAAGCCTTCATTGGCGCTCTATTTTTAGATTCAAATAATCTGAAAATAGAGGATAGCTCATTTTTATTTATGAACTATTTTAATTCTGGTCCAGGGTTTCAATATTGTCAGATATTTATCGAGAACATTTTTGAGACACTTGTAGATTGGAATGAAATATTAGAAAACGATACAAATTATAAAAATATATTACAAGTCAAGATTCAAAAAGAGTTCAAGAAAACGCCTGAATATTTTATTATGAAATATGATAACGATTTGCGGTATACGATGGGAGTATACTTATGTGGTATAGATAACATACAACAAAAAGACATACATCGAGCCGTTTCGTTTGATACCATTAAGACGTTTGAAAATGTAAAAAAAGGAAAAGAATCTATCATTCTTTTAGGTGTGGGTTGTCATAAAATTAAGAAGAAGGCTGAACAATTGGCTTGTCTCGATGCGATTACCAAAATTGAATATTACGAGGGAAAGAAGTGAATTTAATTTCTTCTTTTAAACTAATGACTTCATCAGATTTCTATAAAGTGATTCCGAGCGAACCACCACCCATTCTTTTCCCCTTTCCTGTGAAAACAAAGTTGGATGACTCCATACAGTATCGATACAAACAGTTTCTTTATCCCGAAAAGAAATTAAAAATCGGTAGAGCTATCAAACTAAACACACCTTTTGTATTGGTTCAAATACTTAACAAACCGTCCAAACGAGGGCCTTCTAAGACGAGAGAATATTACGAGGTTCCTTCTACCTCCGAGATTATTTCAGATGAAGCTTTTATGGAGAAGTATAAGCATTATTTAGATACACCTCAGATCAGTTATGACCCTCTCTATTTAAATAACCGAATGGGTTTGTTGGATAGTATACAAAAAATGATGGAAGATATACCTATTGTAGAGGATACTGGATCTTGTGGTAAAACAACCGATAACTTTCAGAGAATGACCCATCAGGAAATCATTCGACGTTATATTAATTCTTATACCCCTTATCGTGGACTCTTATTATTCCATGGTCTAGGTTCAGGTAAAACCTGTAGTTCTATTTCCTTGATTGAAGGATTGGCAGAGTCGAAGAAAGTAGTCATCATGACTCCTGCTTCTCTACAGTCTAATTATCGAACCCAAATGAAATTTTGCGGAGAACATTTATTTCGTAAAAATAATCATTGGGTATTTGAACGCTTTAAAAAGGATCACGAAGATAAACCAGCAGAGTATCTCAAAAGAAAACAAGCCGCGTTAGAGTTACTCCATCTTCAAGATAGTGAACCACTTGGTAAATTTATAGATGAAATTCATGGGCTATGGATGGTCCAAAAGGCGGAACCCAATTTTGATTCTTTGTCTTCCCGAGACAAAGATGAGGTAGATCGTCAACTGACACTGCTTATCAAAGAAAAATACACCTATATCAACTACAATGGAATCACGCATCAAACCTGGAGAACAAAGTTTAAGAAGAATGGAAATCCTTTCGACAACAGCACGATTATTGTAGACGAAGCTCACAACTTTGTAAGTCGTATTGTGAACAAAATCAACAAGGGTAAATCATCCATTTCTGTAGAATTGTATGAAGAAATGATGAGTGCCGAAAACTGTCGTGTCATTCTACTTACCGGAACGCCTTTTATCAATTATCCATATGAGTTGGGCGTTCTCTTCAATCTTATCCATGGCTATACCTATATACTTGAACTCACGGTAAACCCGAAAAAAACCCTAACGTTGGCTTATTTTGAGAATCTATTACGAAAAGAGGGTGTGATCGATATAATAGAATACAACGATACTAAGAAAAAATTACGCATTATTAAGAATCCTTATGGGTTTTTAAAACAACCTGATGGAACCGTCTTATACAGCAAAGAAAAACATTTATATTTTAGTGAATTTTCAGATTATATGGTGAATTTATTAAAAAAGAGTTTGGATGTGTTTACCATTACGGATGTCACTCATTCTAAATTGAAACATTTACCCGATACCCAAAAAGAGTTTGATCATTACTTTTTAAGTGAGTCAGAAACCAAAGATGATTCAAAGTTGATGCTATTTCAATTAAGAATTGTTGGATTGGTATCTTATCTCGGAGACAAAACTAATCTCATGCCGTCGATTGTAAAATCGAGGGATGGTTCTCGAGTTCACTTAGAAAAAACAATCATGACACCTCATCAACTTACGTATTATGCGGAAGCAAGAAAAATGGAAAGAAAACAAGAATCTAGTCGAAAGAAATCCAAGAAAAAGGAGGAAGAGGAATCTTCTTCATATCGTATCTTTTCTCGAGCTGCTTGTAATTTTGTTTTTCCGTCGGACATGAAACGTCCTATGCCTGGTGGATTTTCAGAAATAGGAGCAATTGATGAAACCTTGTTAGATGATGACTCTGAACAAGATATCCTTTCAGATGTGGATGGTAAGTTTGATACTTCTGATGTAGAACACTTTCGAAAGAACCGAAAGGTAATGCTTCAATATAAAAAAGCCATTGAAGATGTCCTTGTCAAATTTGAAGCGACGCCAGAAGATTTCTTTGAAACCGGATTACCCAAACTAGTGAAGATCAATCATCCAGACAAACAAAATCAATTAGAGAAATACAGTCCTAAATTTAAACGAATGTTAGAAAATATACTCACTCAACCGGATTGTCATTTGGTCTATTCCAATTTCAGAAAGTTAGAAGGTATTGGTCTCTTTCGTCTCGCTTTGCTTTATCATGGATACAAAGAGTTGAAAATCGTGAAGAATCGAATTGTGACGTATGGGATGTTTCCAGACAACGAATACATTGAAGACAAGAAAGATCATCGATATTTTTCACTTTTTACGGGAACAGAGGAGGTAGAAGAAAAGGAAATCATCTTGAATATTTATAACAATCGATTTAAAAACTTGCCAAAAGTCACCCAAGATGATTTAAAAAGAGAATTTAGACATGTAGATTTAGACAACGTTGGTAACATGCATGGGGAGATCATTAAAGTGCTTATGATTACTGCTTCAGGAGCAGAAGGTATCGACCTTAAAAACACGCGTTTTGTCCACATCATGGAACCCTATTGGCATCACGTCCGAATTAATCAGGTCATTGGTAGAGCTAGACGTATTTGTAGTCACATGGATTTACCTAAAGATTTACAGGATGTCACGGTCTATATGTATCTTTCTATATTTGGGGATGACGTTCTAAAAACAGATCAATTCATGGAGTTAAAAACCATGGATCATTCTGAAAGCACGGATATGCGTCTTCATAAGATTATGGAAGAAAAAGAACGTTTGTCTGAACGATTTTTAGATATACTCAAGCGAACTTCGATAGACTGTTCTATCAATCATCGAAAGAAATGCTTTTCTTTCCCGAAACAACATCAGAAAGTTCCCCCTAAAACATTGGTATCTACAACGGATTATCGTGACGCAGCAGCGGTTCGACTTACCATTAAAGAATAACATTTAAAGCAACGCGCATAGATATAGTAATGGACCTCCAATCCCAAACCGAAGAGGTGGCTATGTTCAGTTTGAACGGCTATATCACAGACGCAAAGGTTGTGAGGGTATACGACGGAGATACCATTCATGTCGTATTTGAATATTTTTCAAAGTATTACAAGTGGATCGGTCGTATTGCTCATGTGGATACTCCTGAACTCAGGACAAAGAATCTAGAAGAGAAAAAGAAAGGCTATGAAGTTCGTGACAAATTGCGAGAGCTTATTCTAGGGAAGGTGGTTAAGCTTCATTGTCATGAATTTGATAAATATGGAAGATTGTTGGTGGATATTCAAGTCGACGAGATTAAAGTTGACGAATGGTTGATCAGCAACGGATATGCGAAAAAGTATGAGGGCGGAACCAAAGAGAAATGGTAGATTAACTACATGTTCCAAAATTAGATCCGCATTTATATCCAGAACAGGTTGGCATAGTATTTGGGCATATATATTTTGTCTCTTCGAGAGTGCCTTCCTGACCACAACATACCGATGCCCCTATTGGCGTTCCATTGTCCGCAATACATTTGATGGGCGAGATCATTTGTGTTATTGTTGTATTATTCGACATGTTATTTGAAATCATATTGGTGCTTATATCTATGTTAGCAGAATTGCTTCCAGCCATGCTACCCGAATTGATTCCAGCCATGCTACCCGAATTTGATCCAGCCATGCTGATCGCATTAACCCCTGACACCACACCTGCCAAATCGGTCGCAACATCTACGCCAGATACCTTGGAAATTTTTTGTGTGATTTCATCAAGTCCTGCTGCGATATCTCCTTTGGTTACATAATTTTCTGAATCGTATTTTTTCTTTAAATCTTCGAAGTCGCCCTTCACTTTATCCAATAGAGCACCATAATCGGTAGAATCGTGTGTCTCTAATTTCAATTCGCCATCGTTGTTGTATAAGTGTTGATTGGGCAATAAATCATACGTTTTTTTATTCACTTCATCCGTGAGCTTGTGAGTGCTAGTAAACCCTTCTGTCTGTTTTGTTAGATCCTTTAAAAAACTTATTACAGTAAGATCACTGTCTAATTTGTTTTTTAATTCGTTGGTTTCATTGGGTGGGTTTTTTCGGAGGTAATCCGACAAGGAATGTCCCTTCTTTCTAAACTCTTCATCGATTAGATTCTCATAAGAGGAATAGACGTCATCGTTATAGGAATAGACTTTCTCTGTTTTGGTTTCTTTTGTCTCTGTTTTGTTCGTCATAGGTTCAATCACCGTTGAAGAGATATCGATATTGGATCCATCACGATTGGTTTCTTCTTTGTCGGATATAGAGGTTAAATGCAAATCACTTTCAGATGGATACGACGCAAAATTTTCATGGTATTTTACGTTAAATATAAATGGCAAGGAGACACATAAAAGGAACAAAAGAATCAGAAGTATGAATGAAGTCTTCATGTATAGTATATACTATTATTTTCTTTGTTGATTAATCTTTTCTATATTTTATTTAAACTTGGATCATTCGTGGCCGTTAATAATAAATCTGGGGATGTCGTTTTTTTTCTTCTCTGTCTAGAGTTTCTGTAGAATATTCCATTCCTTCTACACATCTAAAAAGGTGAGGTAATAGAATACATAAAACAAGAAGTAAAAGCAGGAACAATAGGTTCATATATTCTATTACATTATTTTCTTTGTAGCATGTCGATAATTTTAAGTTGTGCTTCCAAAATACTTTCTAAAATACGACGATGTAATACAATTTCATCGTTCTGAGATATTGAGCTATTCACCAAAACACTAGATAAAGGTGCCACAGGAGTTGTCACCGGTATTTCGATCACTCCACCTACCTTTTGGTCCTCTTTAAAAAACTCATGTATCTCATTTTGTCTCTGTTCTGATTTTAGTTTGAGTATTCCTTCTAAATCTTCTATAGGCGTATCCTTTTCTTTAGAAAACTCGATTTTATCGGGTTGTTTTGGGGCATAGAGATCTTTGTATTCTTCGTTTACTTCTTCAAATGATTTTTGAGAGATAGGTTGGCCTATTAAATTCCCAAGTTTGAGTTTAAATTCTTTCATGACCAATTGATTTGCCAGTCCAAGATCAAGTCCTTCATTGTTAAACTGATTAATGGTTAACTCAAATAGACCTTGAACTTGATGTTGTTTTTCAGATGGGACTTTGTCAAATACTCCTTGTTCTATACAGCTTTTCCATAAAGCAGCTTTGTTCTGGGTAGTGTTCATTCTACTTCTATCTGAACAATTTTTAAATATTAATCTTCGCTATTAAAATAGAGATGTCTAAATTTGGACACTTCATTGTCTCGGATAATCTTTTTATTGAAATAGGTTGGAGATCTACCCTTTAACATGGAGATGACAAAAAAAAGCACATACATACCACATTCTGTTCCACCTTGCTGGTGTTGTATACTTTGATTGTTGAGTTCTTCTAACGGTGTCTGTTCTTTGATTCGTTTGATTAATTCTGATACTTCGGTAGGAATTTTATTGTTTGCTGAATCAAAATAATAGATAAACTTTCGTTTCAAATCGATATACAAGGTAACCCAGTGAAACCCTTTACCCGTATGTTTGTCTAGATTTAAAGGAATCGCAATTTTTGTGATCTTTCTTTTTAAAAAATCGTTTACTTGAAACTTACATATCTTATCTGTTACGCATTTATTATTTATCTTTTTATCAAAATCAATAGGAGAGGGATCAATATAATCAAACTCAGGATACGCTTCTTTGTATTGCGATAATACACGAGAAATATCAAAATTACTCAACCATTCATGCTGGTTGGTTTTCCATTTTTTAGGATGAAATACTGCGAAATCTTTTTTGATGATTCTTTCTTTCATCGAAGCATCTTCTACCATTTTTAACCAACATAGTTCGTTTTTACATTGCTGTTGAAATTTTTTGAGTTGCTTGTGGATAATATCCGGTCGTTCACCCTTTATCTTCTTGGTTGGGTTTTTACGATTCCATTGGTCTCGCAAATAACGCAGATCACTATCATCAAAACAGGATTTACTTTTTTTTGATTTTCTCGGATGACAGTTTACTTTGTAAGTCTTCATATATAAAACTTTATATTTTTTTAACCTTTGAAAACAATTCCAGAATAGATTTTGATTTTGGTTTTACCAATAATGTTTTGTCGTCTTCCATAAAGGGAGGCACGGTCGGTTCAATCAATTCATAGTGTTGTATGTTTTTTAGTTCATGTAGATGACTTACGTATAACTCAAAAGATTCTTTGTATCTATTATAATAAGGATACTTTTTATTCGCTCCCGGTTTTATCATTTCTTTTATAATCGTATAAACCTCTTGAACGTCTTTTTCGGATAGAGGTAAAGATTGATTTTTACATACGGTTCTATGATACATATAGTTTGTTTTATTTTTTTATGTAAAGTCTTGTCATATTTCCAAAGGTAAAGGGTTCCAACTTGGTTGGAGGATTTCTTGACTTTATATCGGTCACCTCTGTAAGTTCTTTTTCTTTTGTCCCTCCTTTTGCTATATATAATTCACTAGACAAGTCGGGTATATAGACCGCTTGATCTGCTTTCTGAAGTGCCATAAACTGAGATCTTAATTTAGACTCAACGTCGATTGATTTCATGTAATATTCTACCGGAGCTCTATCTCCCGGATTAAATACTTGTCTTGAATATTCCTGGTATCCTAGCAAAGGTTCTTTCGATTTTTTTGGTTGATCGATAGAATGAAAAGTCGTATACTTTGTAGAAGTAGGTCGAGTATCATACAGAGGCTTTAAACTAGTAGAGGGTAGCCATCTTCGTTCTAAACGGTGGTTGAGTTCATCTTCATACTCCATTACTATAGAGAAAGAAGATTCTAATACAAAATATAATTTAAAAGTTACATGGTTATATCATTATGTGCGGAATCACGGTTTTCTTTGGAGACCATACAGTAGCAAATTTGGATACCTATTTTAAGCGTGGTTCCAAGCGTGGTCCAGAACAATATACCTATGAATGTAATCAAGACGTTCACCTGGGTTTTCATCGATTAGCGATCAATGGACTAGATACCAAATCTTCTCAGCCATTACATTTTAAACATTACGTTTTAGTATGTAATGGTGAAATTTATAATTACAAAGAGTTGATTCGAAAGTATAATTTTAAGATGGAGACAAATAGCGATTGTGAAATTATCCTAAAACTCTACGACATTATGAAAGAACACTGTGTTTATGAATTAGATGGTGAGTTTTCTTTTGTGATTCACGACTTGTCTGATGATCATATTTTTGTGGCAAGAGATCCGTTTGGTGTTCGACCGCTCTACCTGAACCATGTAAAAGAGTCTTATTGTCTTTCCTCAGATTTATTTCCTATGCGATTTCAACCCATGAATGTTACACATTTCCCTCCGGGTCATTATGCTGTCTTTACAAAGCATTTATGGGGATACGAAAAAGTAGTTACACCTTATTATTTTATTCATTCGAATCCAACGTCGTATGAACGGGTATATAAAACCTTGTGTGCCGCGGTATATAAACGCGTAGTCAATACGGTACGTCCTGTTGCGTGCCTCTTGTCAGGAGGTCTGGATAGCAGTCTTGTGGCTGCTTTGGCTTCTCGTTATTGTAAAGAAGCGGGTAAAGTATTAGAAACCTATAGTATTGGACTACCTGGATCAGAAGATTTAAAATTTTCCTCTAAAGTTGCGGAACATATCGGAAGTAAACATACTCAAATCCTATGTAGTGAAGACGAGTTTTTGTTTTCAATCCCGGAAGTGATCCGAGATATTGAAAGTTATGATACCACTTCTGTAAGGGCGAGTGTAGGCAACTGGAATGTTGGTAAATATATTCGAGACAATAGTATTGCAAAAGTAGTGTTGAATGGGGATGGCGCGGATGAATTGATGGGGGGGTATCTTTATTTTCATGCGTGCCCCAATGCGGAAGAGTTTGATCATGAGTGTAAACGTCTACTGAAAGACATTCATTCTTTTGATGTTTTGCGTAGCGACAAATCGATTGCTTCACATGGCCTTGAACCCAGAACCCCTTATTTGGACAAGGATTTTGTAGACGCCTATATGAATCTTCCTTTAGAGCTTCGTTTCGGTAAGGGTAACATTGAGAAACAAGTCATCCGTTCCATCATTGAATGTTTTGATCCAAATCTGATTCCACGAGAAGTGCTGATGCGAAAAAAAGAGGCTTTTAGTGATGGGGTTAGTAGTCTACAGCGTTCATGGTATCAGACCATTCAAGAGTATGTGCCTGTCATGAATAAAGTATCTTATCAACATAACCCTCCTCAAACGGATGAACAATATTATTATCGTAGTTTATTCGAACATTACTACAAAGGATGCGAGACGATCATTCCTTATTTTTGGATGCCAAAGTATGTGAATGCGACAGATGCGAGTGCGAGAACCTTATCTCAATATAAAGATTCGAATCCTTTGAATGAGTAGCTTACTTACTTGTAATTGATTGTTTTTGTTGAGGCACCGTTTTACCCGTTTAAATTCGGGTATTTCTTTTTTTATTTTATCAATGACAACGGAATGATGGATATAATTCACATAGCTTTCACATTTGATGTAACATGTATTCTTAGTATTCATTAAAGGATGTATCTTGTCATCTACAAAACAAAGTGTAGACTCTTCATGTAGCATTCCATTACTTAATAACAATAGTTCCGTATAATCTTTTTGTTTTTTTGTTCGTAGAGGATGATCCAACGTGATCACTTGATCGAATAAAGTAAAATCTAACGTATTGTGAATAAACAAAATAATGGTCTTTACAATAAAATCATTATTGTTATTACTATAAAGTAAAATACTTTTGATCTTGCCCGACTTTTTATAGGAGATAAGATTTATAAAAAAATCAAACAAAAGTGGTCTGAAAAAATCTGGAAAAAGACGTAATAGTTCGTGACAAGTTAGTTCTACATGATTCATGATGTGTATCATTTGTTCAAAATATCCCAATGTATTGTCTAAGTCAAATATAATATTTTTTTCGGACATAAAAAATTAAACCTATAATATAGGATTATTTTATGTTAAGTATAAAAGATTGTAGAAATATATTGAAATATTATCGGGTAGAATATCCATCTACCCTTTACCAACTAAAAGAAAAGACAATCGAATTGTATCATACACGTATGTGTAAAAGTAATCTGCCTTTTCCCTATTTGTTTAAGAGACAATCCAAAAACTTTAGAATGACTCGGAAACAACGTTCAACTTTTTATTTGATCTAATATTTGAATGAGAATCATTTCTTGGTTTGTATTTTTCTGAAATAAAATACATTCGTCCATCTTTAGTTGAAAGAAACGGTTGCGATTTTTCAGTAGCAATACAATACGTTGTTGGTTAATCTTAATGTCAGCAAGAAATCCTCCTCTCCCTAGTCCAATCGAATCTGTATTCAATTTGAAAAAACGTATATAGCTTCCCATACGTAGTTCGTCTACCTCATCTACGTATCGATAGTGTATGAGTAATTTTTGATATTCAATCATTTCTTTTCGATCTAGTGTCAATTTATATAAGATCATATTCTTGCGTTCTTTTATTGTTTTGGTGTCGGTAATGTGATATTTTTCGATCTCTTCGGCTACTTTGTCCAGTTCGTCGTCCATACCTATACTAAGAAGTATTCTTTAATAATTTACAAACGCGCATCCCATCTCATTGGAAGCAACAGGTTCATTGATACCAAAATTCATATTCATTTCAGGCATTTCTCTTGACTCATGTGATGAATTTGCTGGCATTTGTCTCGCCATTTGAGGCATTTGTAATTCTAACTGTGGACCCATAGGTCCGCCCATCTGGTTCGTCTGAACATTCTGTCCATTTGGATTTTTCGGCTTTTTCTTCTTATTTGTTTCTTCCTCACACATACCCTCTGATTTTATTCCAATCATAATAAGGACTCTATCGAGCAATATAGACATTTTTTCGGAAATGGAACTTTTCATACAGAAAAGCAAAAACAGAACAGGTAGGACCAATTGGATTAGATTTAACTTTTCATAGGGCGCTGTGCTATAGGTTGGGATATAGAGGATCACTTTATGAATCAACCAAAAGACAACAAAGATTAAGAAAAGTTGAATCACCACTTCGGTAGTAATTTCTATCGTAGATTTTGTAGGATTTTCGGAAGGTATGTAGTCCTTCATAAACTTTAGGAAAAGAACGAGCGGAATAAGGGATAGTAAAATATATTGAAATACATTTAATAATTCATTTTTTTCAACAGGTGTAATTGTTGTTAAATAACTCACAAATGAATCGGATTTTCCACCCAAAATTACTTTTTCTTCATTGTCCATAATATAAATACGAAAGAAATTAAATCCGTAAATAACTTAAAACAAAACTATTTTAGCATAATATAATGAGCGGTGCTTCAGCTTTAGCTGCTGCTAAAAGAAGACGAGCTGTTCCTGCTGAACCTACCCGCCCTACATCTTCTACACCCAAACCAAATCAGATTCCTAAACCGAACCAGTCTTCTGTCTCTGCGCCTCTTCAAACGCCTAGTCAAAATCCACTACAATTGTTAATACAACACGAACAGCGTATCCTGGATTTAGAGAAAAATGTAAATCAAATGAAACTTTCGGACAAAAAAACCGATACCATGACTCCAGATACACTTCAATATTTTAAATCACAACAAGAACTTTTGTCTCAAGAGATCCAAGAACTCAAGAAGATTATTATCAAGGTTCAAACGTTCTCGATGGAGACAAATTTGGATTTAATAAAAACCAAGAAATCTTTGAAAGTAGAAGTGGATCCTTCTTAAAATATAGTTAGACTGTATGGTATGTTCTTTTGTAGATCCAGCTAAAATCAAAGATTGGGTAGAAATTTGTAATCTGATGCGAACCATTGATCATACGGTATGTTTAATGTTTAGTCCTACAGAGCTTACGATACAATTGATTCATCCAACTAGGAAAGGTGTATTAGACATTCGATTTCCTAGTGAATGGTTTTCAGATTATGATTGGAAAGATAGTGAATTTTATATTGATACCGAAACTCTATTCACTATCTTTTCACTTTATTCAGATGAATCTCGTATCTCGATGATTTGCGACAAACACTTTCTTCTGTTGAAATTTTTTCATGATAAACAAATCAAAAACTTTTCAATTCCTTTGCGTTCTCATAAAGAACGTCGAATCCAATTACCCGTTCAACCCAGTATAGACTTTCGAATGGAGTCGTCCTTCTTATATCCGATTTGCCAACAGCTTTATAAATTTGGACCCATTGTGTATATAGACATAAAAAAGGATTTCTTTCATCTTATTTCTCAGGGAAAAGAGAAGATGGTCGTAGAAATACAACCTTCGGTAATCGAGATGATCTCAGAAGGGGAATGTGAAAATTCATTTGAGCTTTTTTATATCAATTTGTTTTTAAAGTTTTCCTTACAATACCCAAAAATAAATATAAAGATCAATACCTTCCTTCATTTTTATCTAGAGAAAGAGTTTGTCATCAATTATTATGTGTGTAAAACAAAATCGTAAAAAGAAACAAATAAAAAGGAAATCCTATGATAATGATCCATATCCTTATCATAGTTGCTCTTTTCGGTATATATGCGCATATATACATTCATTTCATGATCAGTCCAAACAACGAAGCATCTATCTTGAAAAGCATTACAAAAGAAGATATTACAAGTTCAGTTTATTCAAAATTACCGTTTGTCTTTGATGGAACACCCTTTAGACGAGAGCACAAACGATTAGAAAAGACTTCACATAAAGAATACGATGAATACGAACTGCCTTATCTCTCCATACCTCAATTAGAGCCCTATGTAAAATTTTTCCCTTATCGAAAGATGATTGAATGTAAAAAGAAAAGAACGTGGATAGATACAAACGATTCCTGTAGAACCTTTTATAGGGTTCATCAGGGTTCTTTACATTTCAGCTGTATTCATCCGAAAAGAAGGAACGTCATTGAAAACAAAAAAGAAATCAAAGAAAATGAAGATCTTATTCAATTAACCTTATATCAGGATAGTATTCTTTTTTTACCTAAAGATTGGAGTCTTTACATCGAACCTTTAGAAAAAGAATCTATCTTAGAGAAAATCAAATACTACACACCAATGAACCAAGTCGCTAACGCAATAAGTAAGATATCCAAATAAAATGACGGATGCTTTTGTATATGTTCACTGAACGAACCCCTTTTTATTTAATAGGAACTATTTTCCTATTTACTACTATTCTATTAAGTCTTGTCTCCACGTTCCATATACAGAACAATGGGGCTGATTTTTTTCCAAAGGGTGGATATTATCATGGCAAATACATCATCGATGAAAATTTTATCGACAAGTTATGTTGGTATTTTTCACAGCTTACCCATCATACATTATTTTTGTTATTCACTTATTTCTTTATGGCTCTTATCAATATCAGGTCTGTAAAGTTTTTTAAAATTGTAGCCCCACTCGCATTAACCATTAGCGTATTGTATTTTTACTTTCTATACCCGAAACAGACGCTCAAAATACATCAATTGTCCTTTTCAAATTTTTTCTCTCATTTTATGATCATCTTTTTAGTATTCGGAGAACTCATGTATATCAAACAGTATACATTCGAAGAGACGACCAATTGTCTTGTGTTTATCATTACCGCATTATTGTGTGTCTATATTAACTACTTTTTGAGAGGTGTATGGAGTTATAACATGATAAGACTAGATACCTTTTCAGGGTGGAAACTTGTATCTGTTGCGGTGATAATGATGTATTCTTTCAGCATGATGTTTTATTTGTTTAAATATGATGGGACAAACTATGTATCCTGGAAAGATTCTGGATATTTTATGACCATGATTGCTCAATTGATCTATGGTCTAGGATTTACTTCACTCTATGGATAAAATTGAAGGATGTAAAAATATTTGTCTCAATACAAAAAGATGGCTCTTGAAACGGTGACTACCTATCGCCCAGAATACAATCCGGAGACAAAACACTACGAAGATTTTAACCCAATCCCGGCTTACACAAAAGGATTTCGATACAAGTGTTTATGTAGCCATTCCACAAGTATCTTTACAAAGTCTTCTGATTTTACACAGCATTTTAAGAACAAGACGCATCGTATGTATGTCTTTCATTATGAGTCAAACATCAAGGATCTAACGGACGCGAATGATCGTATTGTAGAATTACAGAAGAGTCTTGAGAAAAAATATAACGAGTCACAACGGTTACGTCGAGAAACGGAACTCCAAAAAGAAACCATTACCAAACTCATGCGCGAACTAGAAATCTTCAAGAAGCCACTTTTAGATAACTTACTGGATTAGAATTTTATTATTGAGAAAGGAATATAAAAAAAGAAACCGAATAGATATAGATGTCCCACGTGCTTGAGAACCTACTCAAAACCTCTACGCCTATTCGCGTAGAGAAAAATCATATCTACTTTTACTCTGAAGTTGATCGAGACACCATTCGAGAGCTTATTGAAGGTCTTCGTGAGGCAGAAGACTATTGTCTACAGACAAAGCGGCAGATGAATTTAAAGAAAGTTCCTATTTATCTACATATCAATTCGTATGGTGGATGTATTTTTTCAGCACTCAATGCGATCGATTATATTGAAGCATGTTCTGTCCCAGTCTATACCATCATTGAAGGGTCTACCGCCTCGGCAGGAACATTGATCAGTGTCTGTGGAAAGAAAAGGTTCATTCGTCCTAACGCACATATGTTGATTCACCAACTCTCGTCCGAATGTTGGGGAAAGATGAGCGAACTCGAAGATGAGTTTTCAAATCTCAAGGCAATCATGAGTAAGCTCAAGACGATTTACAAGGACCATACTGCCATTCCGAAGAATGAGCTCAAACGTTTGTTAAAGCACGATTTGTGGTTGAATTCAGACCAATGTCTTGAATACGGGCTAGTAGACGATCTTTGGTCGAACGTATGAAAGAATTGATCACCATTCATTCTTTCTAACGTATTCTAAAATGGAGGAAATGAAGCCGTGTATCCTTGACACTCGCCAAACATTTGGAAAAGTAAATAAGAAGTTTCTCTATCGATGCTTTCCTGATGACAACTCATCTCCCCTGCTTGTTCCGTATGAGATTCCTCCACAATTTCAAAAAAAACGTTGCGCATATTATGTTTTAGTTTCTTACAATCTACCCGTTGGAAAACTTATTCACAATTTAGGAGAGGTTAGCGAACCGTCTCATTATTATGAGTATTTGCTCTATTGTAAAAACTTACACGTGAGTCAACGAGAATTCAATCAAATTGTTCTCAAGAAATTCAAAGACGTCACTTGGAATTTGCCTATTCGGGAAGCCAAAGTCTTTACCATCGATGGACCCAGTAGCATTGACTTGGATGATGGATTTAGCGTAGATTCGGAAAAAGTCAGCGTCTATATCTCTTGCGTGCCTTATGTCTTGAACCAACTCGACTTGTGGAAGCACATGAGCTCTCGGGTTAGCACGATCTACTTTCCAGACAAACGACATCCTATGTTACCAGGATTCTTGTCGACGTTATGTTCTCTTAACGAAGGCACAGAACGTCCTTGTCTCATCCTAGACCTTTACCTGGATGGATCCACAAAATGGTCGTTGTGTGCTGTGAAGATACACAAGAACTTTACCTATGGAAATGTCACTGGTTCAGATTTCAATACTTTGTTAGAACGTTCTGGATGTAACACGAGCGAAGAATTGGTTCATCATTACATGACACGATACAACCAAGAATCTTCGATTCTCAAGAAAGGAATTCATTTGAAAATCCACAAACCAGATATGTTACCTGAAGATTGGTTACCTGTTTACTTTAATCAGTATTCGTTCTACGATACTACAGGAGATTACGCACAGATGACATCTCCGATACGTAGGTTAGTAGACATTCTCAATATGTCCCAACTCATGCGAGAGTTAGACCTATGTCCTATCCAAGATAACGGGTTTCATGAAGAATGGTATCAGAAACTGGACACACTGAATACACAATATCGATCGATCAGAAAGGCGCAGAATACAGCAAAGTTACTGGATCTCTTTGATAAGAATCAACACAAAGTATTTGAAGGGATTGTTTGGGATCAGAAACTCTATTTGAAAGAGTTAGGTCTGATGATTCCTTTTCCATCTGACCTAGAAGAACGTAGCACACATTCTTTCAAGATTTATGTGTTTCATGATGAATCTCGTCTCAGACGCAAGATACGTCTTCAAATTTCTACGTGAATAAATTATTTGTTATTTATAATTCTATAGATAGTATGTATAATGAGCTTTTTTCCTTTTCATTCAGGTTGGGGGCATGATCATGGATACGGTCACGGGCATGGGCCCGGAGACGGGGGTATTGTCAATAATTTGGTCGTAAGTGTGAACGACAGGGAACCTTATCGTCATAGATATTACGACGATGGACCATACTGGTGTGGACGCCGTGGCTCCAGACTGAGAGGGTCTAGCCGTGGCAGCAGATCCAGCGGATCCAGCAGTTCCAGTAGCTCGAGTGGATCCAGACGTTAAGGTTCCCTGTCGTTAAAGATACAACGAATCATGTGTACAGATAAACTTCATCAAAGAAGTAGTCCCTTCCCTTAACTTTTCTCGAAAATCAAGTCGCTCAATTCGATCCATCTCTTTGGCTATATTGACCATTTTGAGACAAGCTTTGATAAAATCTCCAATAAAGATTCCCTTTTTCATCTTTACTTCTTGAAGCACTCCTAAACTATCCGATTCATTCTCACAATTCATCCATTTCTGAATAAACTCCATAAGATCATATTGAATCACCTCTTGTCCTGAAGCAGACAATTCATGATTCCATTCTTCTTGAATGTAATTGTTCATTCGAGTTTTAATAAATAGACACTCCTCTTTTAAATAATCGGGAGACAATTTTAGATAAGAGTCTTGGACTTTCATGTCACAAAAACAACTGATCAACATAAACAAATTGACTTTAGAATAATCCTTAAAGAAATCATATTTTATCAACAGGTCGGTAAAGACAAGTGGATGAACTTCATGTAAGATAGAGGCGATTTCCATCTTTGGTGATTCCTTGAAACCATTTGACTCGAGAATTAGGTCAATCGACCCAAGTTGTCGATCAATGTATCCTTCCGCATATTCTTTTCGTTCAGTCTCAGCTTTGATTTCTTTCCCTAACGCAGAGCGACGATCAAACTTCTCTAGATGATTGAATAACTCCGAACATTCTGCTTCTTTCATCTTCTTCACAAGATCATGTTTGGATTTGTTTTTAGACAGCGGCAACTTCTCTCTCCATTCCACATAGGATTGAATCCTAGAATAATCATAAAAGATTTCGTTATACTCCTTCTCTAGTGTTTCTATTTTTTGAGCAGAGTTTTGAATCTGATAGTCAATGTCTTCCATCATCAAACTCTTCTTGACAAATTGACAATCTACAGATTGAAGCAACAAGGAATATCCAATCTTAAACTTGGACTTTAATACTTTGGGTGGAGAATGAAGGAGCTGTTTCATATAGACAGATTCCAAAGGTTCGTATAAATTTGTCAATAGAATCACGTGTCCAATCGTATCTAGGTTTCGACGTCCAGCTCGACCTGACATTTGAATGAATTCATGAGGATAGAGAGTCCTTAGTGAATGACCGTCGTGTTTGTAAACACTCGTAAAACATACCGTTTTGGTAGGCATATTCAGTCCAATCGCAAAGGTCTCCGTCGCAAACAACAGTTGAATGTATTTTTGATCGTATAAAATTTCCATCATCTCCCGAAAGACAGGCAACATTCCTGCGTGATGGACACCAATACCTTTATGAAGTAGATCTAAATAGAAACGATATTCTGGAAGAGCCAAATACTCTTTCCAATTCTTGAGTCGAGACACCAATAGTTGTCTACAGATGGGTTCAATCTCGTAATCTTTCTCTCCTGGATCGAACAAGGGTGTTGTAATGTCTCTAGCTAACTCTTCTACTTGTTTTCGTGAAAAAACAAAACAGAGGCAAGGAAACATTTCTTTTTCTCGTAGCTGAGCACAGAGCTGATTAAGCACTTGTTTTCGATGCGTGGGCTCTTTGAGTAGCTTGAGACACTTCTTGTTCTTGTCCATCGAATCTTCCGTAATCTCTGTCAGTTTGTTCTGTTTGGATTCCAATAGTTTCTTTAGTGCTGGATCTTTTGTATTATCAATCACTTTCGGATTTGCCGAGAAGAATTGATAATACACAAGAGGGACCACACGCTTGTCCGTAGAACAAATAACCACTTTTCGTTCTTTGATACGCTCGATCCATGAAGCAAATTGTTCTTTCTTACCGATCGTTGCGGAAAGCATCACCATCTGTATGTGCTGAGGCAATAAAATAATACTTTTTTCCCATACCGTGCCACGATCTTCATCGTCAAGATAATGGACCTCGTCAAAGATAACACATCCCACTTTTTCCATATTAAAATCTAAATGACTTGCTGTAGGATGTATCAATTTATTTTGTAAGATCTCGGTTGTCATGATCAACACATCCGCACTAGGATTGTGTTTGTTGTCTCCAGTAAAAATCCCTACTTGTAAATTGGAAAACTTCTTGGTAAATTCATGAAATTTCTGATTGCTTAATGCTTTGATGGGTGCGGTATAAATGACACTCTTCCCTTGGCTCGTAAAATGCTCAATGGCTTTCTCTGCGGGTAATGTTTTTCCAGACCCAGTATGAGCCGTAATCAGCACATGATATCCTTGATGGATAGCATCTATCGCTTTGATTTGAAACTCACTTAGAATCATCTATCTTTATTTCAGTAGAATCTTTAAATGATAATAGCTGGTAAATATCGAGTTATTGAAGAGCTTACAAAAACCACACTGTCTATCGTGTATGTTTGTGAACATATTCTAAAAAAAGAGAATGTCATCATCAAAATAGACAAACAACACAATCTCTTACAAAAAGAAGCCAAAATGTATCTTTACTTGAAAGACAAGAAGGTCCGCATTCCTTCTATGAAAGGAACCGGGATCCATGAAGATTTTTCTTATCTAGTTTTGTCTCCACTCAAACAAAGTCTATTGAACTTTGAAGGATCCTTGTCCTATGTGACTTTCTTTAGAGAGCTATACCATCTCCACCAAGCCAAAGTAGTTCATCGAGACATAAAACCTCAAAATTTTCTCATTGGATTTAAGAATGATTTGTATCTCATTGATTTTGGGCTTGCTTGTTTCCAGACAGAAGTTCCTATGAAATCATTTGTAGGGAATAAACGATATGCCAGTTTTGTCTGTTTTGAAACAGAATACGTCTATGATTACAAAGATGATGTGATTTCTTTGATATACATGTTGTTGGATGTAACCTTTGGCTATTTACCGTGGGACAAAACGGAACTACAACGTCGAACGATTCCGTTTGAAGAATTCTATAAACCACATGTTCTACTCGATCTATATCAAATTTGTCTCGATGACTTTCAATACAAAAAAATATTCGAACGTTTAGGTCGCTGAATAGACGGTGGTCATACGTAGCGTGAACGAGAAATCTGTATTGTTTAAATCAAGCGGTCTAGCAAATTCGTCTACAATACGGACATGTAGTTTGTTGATATTGACTGGACCAAAATAATACCGTGGTTCAGCATAGACACTAAAATCGTTCTGAGATTGAATACTGAATGCGGCACCTTTCAAAGAAACACGAGCGATAATGTTGTCGGGCAATAATCCATATCGAGATGTGCTAATAAAATTTACGTTATTGCTTTTGTTAAAATCATCTACAATGAGAAATAAGTATTGCGGTCCCAATATATTCAATACGGATTCACTTACATAATAAGGTGCTTGTCCATAATATCCTTCTCTATATCCAAACATCCATCCAAGACGTTGTTCTCTCGGGGTATTTGATTTTTCATAATATAACGCTCGCGACTTTTCGTCGTTGACACGTTTAGAATAGGTTACAGGCAATTCTGGGCCTTCAAAATTGAGTTCAACATGTTTGATTGGATAGACTTGAATGTCGTTTGCGGATAAGTCCGTAGAGGTAAATATCCCTATCGATACCTTACCAGTCCCATTTCCGACACCTCCGAGATTGTTGTAGTTGAGATCAAAGGACATAGAGATTGGCAAGGTTCCAATTCTCTCTGGTATATCATCGTCAATTCTTATTTTCTTAAAGGTTTCATTTACAAGTGTGATTAGATTATCAAAATAATAATTCCCACCTTTGACAACGATATAATAGATGTCGGGTTGATTGGAGAGGATTTGATCTTCCGTAAAGGTAGATATCCAGAAGTAGTTATTGTGAAGATTTGAACTGATGGGGTGATAGGTAGAGGGTAACTCTAAATCACATAATTTGATTTCAATGACGTTGTTGATTTGATAAGGTAAATCAATGAGATAATCTGTCGAGGTAGTCACAGAATAATTATATCGAAACCGACTGTCAATGTTCAATAATTTTGAAACCGTTTTACGGTTGATAGGATTACCAGATCCATTGTTTGAGTCGTATAAAGAATCGCCCGTTGTAGGTTTAATCTTCGCCAAAGGATTATAATTTTTATCATATTTTAAAAGTAACTGTTGGGATGTAGTAAGCACACCTTCTACACTATTTCCGAGAAGCTCTGTCTTTACACTTCGAAAGAAATCTGCTATACCTTCCCGATTTGCTAGAGTAAATTGCTTGATATACATATCGGTTCTTTCGACAATAAGTTTTTTTATAGTTACAACATCACTTGTATCTGTGATTTTAATATCCAACAACGACAACAATTCATCTAACGTATACGTAGAGATATCTGTATTGAACTTGAGTTCTTCCATTGTAAATAGAAAAAGTATTTTTTTATATAAAAACGATTTGTTATACTATATCAGATGAATTATTCAGAAAAAATAAAAGAGAAAATGAATACTTTATTACAGCATTCATCACCTCAAGAGAGTGAACAGCTCTATTTACAACTGTGTCATTTTGAATCTTATGCGAATATACATTCGATTATGACACTTTTTTTTTCTGACCACAATGTCTATTATATTCAAACAAGTGATTTGTATGTCTATTATAAAGATCATCAATATAGCTTACTCACCGAGAATGATCTATTACATATTATACTTAAACATTTATCACTCTACACCATGAATACTTCTTTAAAACAACAGATTAAATACAAGATCCACAAGAAAATAAAAGAAAATTCGATTTATAATACCATTCCCAATTCAGTGACTCTTCAAGAAGTTCTCAATTTTCTTCATCCACTTTTATTCACAAGTAAAAATGCGGCAAAGTATTTTATGACTACCTTAGGCGATATTATGATGAAGAAAACACAATTGTATTATTTTTTAGACACTTCTATGAAGCCGTTTATACAAACCTTACAAAAATGGGTTTCTATGTATTTTTGTTCCAATCAACTCGCAAACTTTAAATTCAAGTTTTATGAACATGAACCAAGTTTGTGTCGTATCATGAAAACAAATCCTGTGAATTTCCAATATTTAAAATGTGAAGAACCTTTTTATGTGAATCTAATCTGTTGCTCTATTCATTACTCCAATCGATTTAATGACGGAGATCATTTTCTAGAAGATATCACAAATCAATCACTAAAACAAGAGGTGTTGTGGATCAAAGAAACCAAACAAGAAGATGTACTCAAAGATTTTATTCAAACCTATTTTCAGACAAGTGAAACCAATATACACGAAAAAGATGTTCTTTTTTTGTGGAAGTTATTTATCAAAGAAAGAAATTATATCAATAAATTTAAAAGAGACATCTGTAAAGATTTGTCTCAAATTATTTCTTATCAGTCGCCTTATTTTATGAGCATAACCAGTATGAAACTACCCTATGTAAAGAAATTTATCTATTTTTGGAATAAATATATGTATTCGGATAAAACAGAATATTTGTTAGAACTTACTGAAATATCTTCTCTCTTTATGGAATTCAACCCCAAATTCACAGATATGAATGAACAAAAAATAAAAGATATTTTACTCTATTACTATCCAGACACGATTCTACATGAAAATCGTTACGTGAATTATATCGGATGTTCTTTATGGGATAAAAAAGAAGAATTGAGGCAATTTTTAAGAGGAACGGTGAATCCTGACTACAGAACCTACGCGGAATCACCTCTCAAACGAAAGGTCAGTAAACAATATTATACCATGGCTTTAGAGAGAGACAAGACATTCCTTTTTTGATTTTGTCATCGTCTTTTTCACATAAACAATAGGTTTATCTTCTAAATAACACCTGAAATTCTCATACTCTTGTATCAGATATTGTTTGCTTTGATAATATTTTTTTCGCTTTTGAAACTGACTTTCAAATACACTCGCTTCATCTACAAAGTCGACTACCATCGGTTTATGATCCTTGCTTCGAAGAATTCGTCCTACACTTTGACACACGTCTGACTTGGGTGTCACTAAAAATAAGGTAGTCAATGTTTTGATATCCAGACCTTCTGATGCCATCGCATAAGTCCCTAATAT